CACTCGCGCGATTGTCAACCTCATCCTGAGCCTGTAGATATGAATCCTCATGAATGAAAGTACGATATCCCCTCTTCTGGTATCGCGCATATATAGAGGGATAACGAGTCAGGCTAACCTTGTCGGTTCCGATAATTCGGTCATCTTCGAATACTGTTATCTCCTTTATCGAATATTCAATAAAACGCCGTTCCGGTTTCCACTTGTAATAAAGCCCGAAATGGAACTTCACGCGAATATACCTGAACCGCTCGATTAGAAAATCCTCACGATTCAAATCAATCAGTTCGTTCGCGTCAACGGACATCCTGAACGCATTGCCTGAAAGCGGGACCCAGTTCGGATCATCCATGTCATCGGGATTTGCAAGGTTACTCGCGACCTCGATTGATATGAGCATCTGGGGACGCCCCGGATTCCTGTCGCTGCCAAACCTGTTAGAGCCGATATGAACCACCACACGAGACGGTTTCACTATCGCTCCCAGGTCAACATACGATGTCGCTATTTCATTGTACGGATGATCAGGATCAAACTCAGGAATCGCGGTGTTTTCGGTTCCCGGTGTTATAGCGCCATCCGCTGTATCCTCACCGACTTTGTCGCCAAGTATCCACATGAACTGCGTGTTCAGCGATCCATCAATTATGTTGCCAATAGAATTCGACGCTCCATCTATTTGCGACAGCGACTTGAATTCAGCGGTCCATCCTGGATGGGGCGGCAGTGCGTATTCGTTAATCGTTCCCTCACGCGCGATATTCCTGGGAGCGTGCAGTTTTCCAACTACCGCGACCCTCGTAAATAATTCCTCCGAATCGGCGGGATCATCGAAAGACATCGAGCGAATAACCTCGAAATCAGGCTCAAAACCTGGTGTCTGCGGATTGTTCGCATCCTTCTGATAAATAAATTCAAGACGCCATTTCTCATCATCGGGATCGTAATAGAACTTCAGATTTTCAGGAATCAATCCCGCGTTAAGAAGATGATTGTAAATCTCAATCGGCCCTCCTTCGATTTCATCCCAGCAGAATCTCACGATTGGAAGGCGTTGAGTTTCATCGGGATTATTCTGCGATGTGTCAGCCAGATCATAATCACCGGAGGTCAAACCCGTACCGCCCTGATCCGATGCGTATTCCAGCGCCAGTTTGATTATTTCTGAAACGTGCAAACTGGAGGCGTCGTAACGATAGTAATCAGCTTGCATCTGCGCCGATGGATTCTGCGATTTGAAAAACTCAACGCCGCCGTTGTGCTCCAATACTTGATACTCCTCAGGAGAAACCTGCCGGGTTTCACCATTCAGCGTACGACGAATCACGACCATATCGCAAAGCCAGTATCCGTTGACGCTCTCATAGACCTTGTTATCAGACGTTGTGAGAAGTTCATTGTCAACTTGTATTATGTCCGCGCATTTGTTTATCGACGCCACCGCATCCCGCGCTCTTATCAGCCTGTCATGCGCCGTTACCTCGACACCCCAGAATCCGGCATCAACAAAGGGATTCAGTTTCGTTATGTATCCCTGAAAACCGATTCGGTATTCTGTAACCTCCAAACCGTCGTGCAAGTAATTAACCCCGATTTTAAGGCGTATCAGCGATCCGGTCCTCAGATAGTTCGATAAACCGGCATCTTCACGAAACGGATCGACCGCATCGCCGTCAGGATCAATCGCCCTGAACGACAGTTCGGATGAAAACTCATTCGAGTCGTGAACGAATCGGCCATTCGTGAATGTAATCTCGTGCCAGGGATCAGATGGAATTTCAGTCGATAATTTTGTTTCGATAACCGCGTAAGGCCTGATTCGCCTTTGTTCAAGGGCGTTTATGGCATCCTGTGTAAAAGTCATCAGTACGGATACCCCCTTTCCGGGGTCAATTCGCCGCTTTCATTTCGCCATGTTATCTGCGATTCATTCTGCACATTGAAAACTCCCTCACCGACAACCGCCATCTCGAATCTGAAATATTCATCGTTCCATTTGATTCGCGTTCGATGCATCGGATCGATTGACACAAGGTGCGCTTTGTAAATCTGCGCGGTATCATAATCGCGTACGAGTATTTCCTCCCCGCTTTGGGACGCCGCTATCAACGCTGTTCGCAGATCAATTGACTGCTGCGAACGATGAATAGTTATCGCAATTTTGGAAACCCATCCGCCGCGCTGCAGTGCGACGAAAAATGGTTTTCCGGTTGAGTCGTGAATCTCCTTCATGGAGCTCGGCGAAAAAGCCTCTATTAGCGCGAATATCCTGAATGATTCCGCCAACTCTGAGAATGAGAATTTTATTGAATGTGATTCCGGTACTTGCGGTACTGGTGTCATAATCCGACCACCCCTCTTCTAATCTGCCGTTCGAGAGAACCGTCAAAAAACGTATTTCCGCGCATCATTCCCCTTGCGCCTTTACCTCGTATCAATTCACTTTCGTATGACCGCTTAAAATACGGCGTATGTATATCCTCGTTGACATAATGGACAGCTTCCGGATCATGCGCCTTCAGCAGCGGCGCGAGATTGCTTTTAAACAGATTTGAAATTCCTTTCATCACCGCGCTTACTCCCAACGACCACAATCCGCCAATCAAGCCGGACGCAAATCCCATTTCACTAAACCCAAGCCATTGGACAAGGTTTCGTTTCATCCCGGGCGCGTTCAACCACGGTCGAATCGCGCGACTGGGACTGCCTCCAATCAACTGGGAAAATGACCGCCCCAGCTTGTGCTCAAGACGGTTTCCGGCTTTTCCTTTTTTTGAGATTGAGCCATCCGTGGAATTGAGTTGTTTCAGTTCCTCGACATCCTCGCGTAGTTTCAATATTTCCTGTACTAATGCATTCATCAAGCACCTCCTTTATTTAATAGGTATTATCCCCTCGACTTCGCTTCGCTCCGGTTGGGATTATTAATGCTTATCTCTCGATAATCATTAATAATCACTCCCGCCAATCACACCATGTTCGCTGTCGAAATAATCGCTGACTGAGAAGTAACGTTTGCCATCCGGTTTGGATTGATCCATCAACAGACTGAACTCGCATTCATAAACAGTCCTTTCGTCGCGCGTGTATGCATGCGCGAAATCAGGTTCAGGCACAGCTTTGAAAAATATGTACTCACGGATTTTCTTCCCCGATGCCAGCATGATTTGCACTTTGATTTCATACTCCTCAGCATCGCGCTTTCCACCAGGTTGGAAAGCAACATCGCCATCTGCAGGTGGAATTTCCACCGGCTGCGTGATTTCAATATAATCCTCATCGTTGTAGTTAAGCGCTGTCGCGAGATTGAATATTCCCGCCTGTGCCAGTGTAAATCGCAAGGTTACCGATTCGCCGTAAACCACAGCGCCGATTGGCCCTGTTGTGCCATCATCGCAAAAACGTTCAACATCGCTGCTGAAGCCAATGTGAACGCCATCAATTACAGGCCCAATCTGCACATATTCAGGGCTTGCCGCACCGAGGCGTTTTACACTAACAACCGCCGGAGATATTGTTATCAATTCCTTGTTTCTGTTTATTTCCTCTATTGTCTTTTGAAGAGTCATTGTTTCTCCTTGTTCAAATATTTATTATTCAACGCATGGGCGCAACGCAGAAACTGTCTCAGAACCAAATAAAATGATTGAATGACCAGTTAATTTGTGGTGCGGGCATCCTGCCTGCATCTATTAACATTTTAAGTTGCAACTCAGGATTGCAGGCAGGATGCCTGCACCACAACAACATCCCCTACATCGAATAAATCAGCGTGAATGAAATGTCGCGCCTGTGTATCTTCCGAAGCGGGTCAAAGAAAGTCCCGCGACCATCGCCGCTGAAAAAACAGTTATGGAAAATCACCGAATCATGCTGCAGCGATTCGACCTGCATCGCGTCGATGACATCTACCGCAATCTGTTCGATTATCAGATCGTCATCAGCGAGTATCGCGACAACGAATATTTCCTCGACTGTCCCATGGCGATTGGAATCATCACCCGCTGGTTTCATTCCTGCGTTGAAAAAGCGGATGCTTGGCGGATTAACAGGCTCCTGCCATCCGCGGCGAATGCAATCCTCGTTCACAAGTTCGAGCAAATTGCTGTGGGTTGAAAGCGCTTCATAAATTGCCTGGATTACCTCAGTCATGCTTTATACCTCCATATCCGGGACAAGAATCGCTTCAGCCCTGAAATAATCCGGGATGCTTCCAACGCCATCCACTTTAAGCAAACTTATCAATTCCCAGTGTTTATCGTTGAATTCGATTCTGTCGCATCTTTTCAGATCGTCGCGTATTTCACCGACAAGCCTGATTCGTTCGGGATACTCCCGTCCAGGCGCATTTTCAGCGTACTCACCACGCATCGGTGTAATCCTGACACGCCAGACATTATCCGCTTCGATAAAATCGGCCGTCTCCCCTCCCGCATTATCAGGGGTGAACACACGATTGAATATCTTCGCTGACTGCGTGAATAATTTCATCATCAGACACCATCCCCTTTGATTCGATATGGTTTTAAAAGCCCGAGCAGATATGTGTCCTGCTCGATGAATCCCTCGATATCCGAGGCGTCGAATGACGTTTTAGAGTAGTCGAGAAGATGTTCGGCTTTGTTTTCAATGATGAACGGCTTGCCTGCAAAATACTGCTTTGTCAGGATTAATGCGGTAATATGGGCGGACGCTTCACCTATCGCGAACGGTACAGCCTCAAATCCGGTGCTGCAGTTTAAAACAACGTTTTTTTTCCCGCGATTAAATCGATATCCGTCCTTCAGACCAATCTCGCCAATGGAACTGTCAATATAATGCACGACACTTTCCATCGGAATCGAATTGCCATCGATTGTCAGCGTGTATATCTCCCTGAGTTTGACACAGAAGACAATTCTGTCACCGCCGTTGCCATCAATGATTACATCAGCCGGATTCTGTTTTATAAAAACCTGCCGGCACCATTTGTCGATTATTTCCTTCGACATATAAAGAGCGGCCATAATCTCGCCATCCAATGGGTTTGGTTCAGGCAGTCCCCTCATTCGAACATCACCTACGCTTGCATATAAGCTCATTTTATCTCCTTTTTATAATTTGTTTCCCGGCAAAAGACTCTTTGTACTGAGCCTGTCGAAGTACCGTGTTAAAATTCCCCGGCATGCCTGACAATCCTGTCGAATCGATTTATGTTGTCTAAAACGGCATGCCGGGCTACAGGTTCCCGGGAAATGGATTCCCGGGCTACATTTTACTTACTTGCTAACCTGCTAACCTGCTAACCTTCTAACCTTCTAAGCATCAATGCCCTTAAGCCTTGCGCAGCAGAGAGATGTCCACGTGATTGGGCAAGTCTGCATGATCATTCTGAATCTGACCGCGTCCCGACTTTCGAGTGATGGCCAGAAATAGGTTTTGACATCGCCGCCGAGACTCGCGCGGAACAGCCCGTCAAGGCCAAGCCTGAGTATCCAGATGGATGTCAGGTCGGTTCCAGTGCCGAGAGTTTCATTGACCGGATAGTTGTCGTTAATCCTGATTGGGATGCCGTCATAGAATCCGATACGATGCCCGAACGCAGCGTTTTCCGAAACCGTTGACCAGCCGAAATCGCTTCGAAGAATTTTATTCAACGCCCTTCGGACCCGTCTCCTCATGATCATTACGGTTGGTTCACCGCCTCTAACCAGGTCGATTGCCTCATCGAGCTTGTGGATATTACTCGCGCTGATTTCCGCGCCGTTGGTATCAATTCCAATTTCCTGAGAACCCGGAATCAGAATGTCAAGGCCATCGAATTCATCCGCGTTTGTGTTGTGGTCGCCTAGATAAAGGTCATTCGAAAACGCTGCAGCCATCGCGCGAATCGCACCAGCCTGCTCGACCGCCAGCAGATTATTGCGGCTCAGCGCGGCGTCGATGTCCATGTTGTCAATCGAAACCTGGCTGTAGAATTTCGCGATGTTGTTCGATTCCTCTGTGAAAGTTGAATCGTTGTCCACCATGTCATTGTTGGTTTCGATAGTGTCCGCAACAGGCAAAACATCACGCATGCGCCACTGGACAGTCTTGCCGGTCGATGGCAACACTGGCAAAAGCCCGAGTTCAGGCGATTCGTTGAGGATGAGTTCAGCCGCGCCGAGGATAAGCATATCCTGCATCAGCTTTTCAGCCTCGCTTGAACTCAATCCTGATTTTGCGATTGATGGTCGCATCGCGAAAAACGCGAGTTTCTCGAAATCAAGGTTGTTAATATCGCAGAACCGTTTTCGTGAAAAACCGTTTTCGAGATATTCGTTGAGGTAACGAGTATCGCCTGCATATTTCCCTCCCTGATACAGAGTGAATGATCGCTTCACGCAAACGCCCTTTTCAACGTCATCCTCGGACATCTGCGCAATATCCTCAACATCATGTTCATTAATTGTTTCAGTCATAAAAACCTCCTTTGGTTTTGTATTATTTTTCCTACGATTGTTTATGCCTAACCTGCTAACTTTCTAATTTTCTAACTTTCTAACTTACTAACTTTCTAACTTTCTAACTTGCTAACCTACAAACCCACCCCCGCTTTTCTCGAATGCCTCGATATCATCCGCCTCAGTCATAATGCCGCCATCCGGGAGAACCATCAGTCCTTTCGATTTCGGCGGCTCGACCACCGCGGATTCAATACGTTCGATACGTTCAACCAGTTTTGTCAAATCAACATCGGGTGAGTCAGCTCTGTCAACACCCTTCATAACCGCTTTCTCAAGTTCCATAATCTTTTGCTCAAGCGCGGCGAGCCTTGAATCGACATCCGCAATCACATCCGTTTCGTTTTGAATCTCAGTTTTTTCAGATTCAATCTCGCGAATAACATTGCCAATCTGCTTGCAGACATAGACATCCCTCTTCGACAAGCCTGCGGATTTCCCCTCCTGAACAGCGCTAAGGCTGCCCTGGGATGCTCGATACGCGGGGATGGTCACCAAATCGACAGAGAGAAGTTCGATATCGGTTATCAGGAATCTTTCGTTTCCATTTTTCGATTCAATCCTCTCCCATTCCCTCAGGATTCCAGCGACGCTGAAACCCAGTCGAGTACCGCTTTTGATTTTCTCGAAAATCCGTTTGGAGTCGGGGTTGACATCAAACGGTTCAAGCTCCGCTTCAACCCACAGTTCGCGAACATCGCCGCCAGGGGATGACAGAACTTTCGCGTTTACAAAATGGCCGATTGTGTTGTCCACGTTGAATACGTGATCCTTGTGGAGAGTCAGGCCGACAATCTGTTTCTCCATCGACCGAAGCGCGCTTTCGCTCATGCGGTCGCCCTCGGCATCAAGCGATGTTCCGCTCGCGATACCGCGTAGTTTTCGTTGTTCAGATTCGCCTTTCTTCACAGTCCATGCGTCAATCGTGCCTGTGAAGATTTTAAAGACGTTTTTCTCGGAATTATTCATTCGTGTTTTCTCCTTTTGTTTTATGTTTTTTACCGCACCATGTTAAAGAGTGTGTAGGGAAAGGCGCCAATCTGATTTTAAATGTTGGGGACCGCCCATACAGCCGTCTCGGCTTTATGGGTGACATGTTGCGAGTTACGCATTTCACCCACAAATCACAAAAAGACGTGATGTGTGGGCGGCACCCGAAAGCTATCATGAAAATGGCATGTTTGAAAATCATTATGCTTTCCTGACACGCTCTAAAGCGTGGTGTTATTGCTTTTAACTTACTAACTTACTAACCTGCTAACTTACTAACCTGCTAACTTACTAACCTGCTAACTTACTAACCTTCTAACCTACTAACTGTGTTATATGCCGCACCACGCTAAAGCATAGTGTTATTGCTTTTAACTTACTAACTTACTAACCTGCTAACTTGCTAACTTACTAACCTACTAACTGTGTTATATGCCGCACCACGCTAAAGCATAGTGTTATTGTTTTTGCTTTTAACTTACTAACCTGCTAACTTACTAACCTGCTAACCTGCTAACTTACTTACTAACCCTTTAACCCCAATTCACGGCGAACCTCGTCCGGATCCATCCATGCCTGACCGCCTGTAGCAATCTGGAATATCCGCGCCTCGGTCAGAGCATCCTCCCTGTCGATTCCAAGCCAGATCAGCTCGATGTCTGGATGGATTTTATGGAATATCTCCTCATCCAGGCGCTCCTTTATCAGCCCAAGCCAGGGACGAATGCATCGCCGTATCGTGTTTCTATCCATGACAACAGCAGTCGCACGGTTGACATCGTGAGTGATTCCAATCTCCTGCGGCGAGATTCTGTAAATCATGCAGATTAAACGTGTCAGCCACAGCAGATGCTGATGGAATTCCATGTCCTTGTTAGTCTGCCGCAGGGGCAGCCAGTTCGCTTTTCGCGCGTTAGTCATCGCGAACACATGCTTCTTGCCTTTAATCATCGCGTTCCAGTATGCGCGAAAGTTTCGCAGTTCCTCATCGTGAAGTTCCGGCAGATTAAGGATGCCGTCAACCATTGTCCCGTGGTCGAAATAATCCCGATTGTATGTCTGCCCCTTTATAACCGCTTCACAGGCATCCTTTAAAACATCGACCGGCGAAAGGCCATATCCCGACGGCTGTTTGTCGCGCGCGAAATAGACCAGTTCATCCTGCTCATATTCCGCCGTGATTGTGTTCATGTGCACTTTGAAATATGCCGGCGATGGAGCGGTGCCCGGCGTTTCGGGCATCGCAAGCCTGATTGTGTCGCCGGGAATCCAGTTGATATATCTCGGCAAACCATCGAACGCTTTTCGAATTTCAAAAGCGCCGGAATCAAGGATTAGAAGATCCTCCATGAGCCTGCGGATTAAATCCCGAAGTGATTCCTTGTGTTCATTCGGATCGGACAGGATTAATGCGGCACGCTCAAGCGCCTTGTTTCCTGATACCGAATCCGAATTCAAGCCAAGCCTGAACGGGACCGACGCCACGCTTTCCTTGATAATGCTGATAACCGCCCTTAATGTTTCGCAGCGCCTTGCAAGCGCGCGAAGTTCCTCCGGTGGCGTGCGATTCTCAGCCCATGGCACAATCGGCGAACCCAAAATGTGATTTCCACTCATCATCAGTGGAATTGTGTCCTTGCGTACATAACCAAGCCTTTCGGCGAGCATATCCGCAAGTTGTATTAATACCGGAGCGGAATTTTTCAATTCTCAATCACCGCCTTTAAAATGATATTTTCATATGTTCCCTCTGAATTTCTCGACGCCCTTACCGCGTACGCTGCCGCTTTCAGGATGTCATCATGCCCAAATCTTTCAGGCACAAAAAATCGCATCAGGCCGCCTGAAACAAGTTCACGCCTCGCGTTAGCGAATTGCCCGATTATTTCAGCGTTTGAGACAATGCCATCCGATGCCGGTTTGTCGCCATCGCGGAATATCTTCAAACGATTCAGATTAACAAAACTCATCAGCTGGTATCCGTCACTGGATACACTGGAGGATGTCGCCTGGTAAATCTCGACATTGCCCCGCCTGTAATGCTCATTAATCCATATGGCGCAGGCGTTTCCGATACCGCGGCCATCGACTGTTACAGACTGCGGACGCCATAAATCGAGCAAAACCAAAAGCTCACGATGAAGCGTTTCCCAGTTGGCTCCCTGCCAGCGATAGCAGTTGACAAGCCTGACCTGGTCGTTGGCCCTGTCGCGCGATTTTTCGCACACGACCATGATCGTTTCATCATGCGACTCATCGCTGATCGATTCACCGCCCACGTCAATACCGATGAAATAGATATTGCCCTCGCGCGGTGAATCAAGGCGCGGGAAATCGCCCTGCATGGATACAACCTGCGCCGGCGTAAACATATTCCCCATCGCCGATACGCTTTCAAGAAGATACTGCGTTCGAAAGAGAACGTGATCCTCCCCGAGTCTCGCTCTCTCACGCTCGAAATGCTTCTGATAATCAGGATTGACCTCCATGACCTGCTCAGGTTCAACCCTGAAATGCCGCTTGACTCCGTCCTTTTTCTCTAGTTCAAGATTGGTTTCAATCAGTCTTTCGAGAAATGATTCACCGTTCCACCGTACTCCAAACACCACAGTCGATGTATTTTTCCACGCGCGCATCGGACTAAAATCACGTTCGAATTTCTCAACGTCCATCTCCTGCCCCTCATCGACAAACAGCGCGATATCCGCGGTAGCGCCGACAACGTTCGCGCCGGGCTGGGCGGACAGAAAAATCTCTTTCGCTTTTCCCAATGTGATTGTGTTGCCGTCCTTCGATTTCCACCGCTTTCTGGTAACGAGGCAGCTGTCAAGCAAGCCTGCCAATCTGTTTCGAGAGATTGTCAGCTGCGGTTGGAATGTGGGAGCGGTTTTAATAAGATTCCCTCCTTTTAAATAATGCTGCAGAAGCAGGAACAATTCACATGTCGCGGACACCTGATTTTTCCCGCTCTGTCGCGGCATCTCCACGGTTATGATTCCGCTGTCACCGCGCAGAATCGTTCGGGTTATAGAATCCGCGATTGGCCGCTGGTAAGTCATAAGGGGAACGCGGATGAGATGATCGGCGCACAGGTTTACGTCCGTTAATAGTCTCCTGAACAGATTTCGCTTATCAGGATTCATCAGCGCCCTCCTCGGATTTCGCCGATGGTGCAAGGAATACCTCCGTGTCGGTTAACTCGCTGAACAACCGATCAATCCCATCCTCGTTCCCCTCCATTTTCATCTGGACACCCACGATTTTCGCAAACGTGCCTACAAGCAAATCGAACTCCTTCGGATTCCAGTCATCCTTTGAAGTAAGCGATTCCGCCGCGCTGGATGCCAGCTCAAACGCGTCATTCCTCAAAGTCTTAACTTGATTCTTTATTGGTGTTTCGGATTCTGAAAAGGGACTCCCCCCCTTTTGCTTTCCGTTTAAATCAGAGACTGGTGAGGTCTCCGATTCAACTGCCCGACTCCCTCCATTTACAACGCTTTTTGTATTTTTATCTTCTCTTGCTTGATTCCAATTTTTAGACTTCGAGACTAAACGCAATTTTTTATAATTGACACTATACTTCCCAGCCAATGCTTTAAGGCTGGGTTTTGACATTTCAAGATAATCCTGCTTGATTTTTTCAAACAGTTCCACTTCGGAATCATCCAAAATTTTGCCACTCATTTACTTTCCCCTTTAATGCTGTTGTTTCGTTTTTATCAATGTGTAACCCGGTGTCCCCTCACTAGGGCTTTGCGTAAATCCACTCGATTTGTAGCCCGGTGTCCATTCACCGGGGTATCCTTTCACACTGCCTTCATATCCCGCATTAACCCTATCGTCTCCAGCGCTGAAATGATTTTTATCAACTCGTAACACGCGTTTTCAGAATCGAAAAGCCAATCCTGTCCGGCACTGCCTTTTCCAATCGGAATCCACGCCGTACAGATTGAATTCGTATGGTACGACGGGCACGACGGACAGATAATTTCATGAGGTTTACTCAATAACTCTGCAATGTCTTTTTTACGAGCGATTCCCAACCCTTTGCAAACCGGACATTTAACCGCAACTCCGCTTGTAATCATTGTCTCCACCATTTAAGTGAATTTCAACCATTCAAAAGTACACCACTAGTTTACTTGGGTATACCAATCCTGTCAAGAGGCA